CAGGTCGGCGCCGTAAACGTGATGATGTTGCCGGCGGTGGTGCCGTGAACCCAGCTGAACTGGCCTGCGGTCTGGGTGCTAGCTGCGCTGAAGTAGTTCTTGGCGGCGATCGTTGGCGCTTCGATTGTGACTTCGCCCTCGGGTTTGCGGTCGGTGATCATCACCTGCTGGGTGCAGCCGGCCAGCTGACGGAATGGTGTTTCGTTGGCTAGGTCGAGGCTGAACGCGCTCAGGCAAGCTGCGTAGCCATGCACCTGCAGGGTGGCGGTGTTGGCGCTGTTGACCACCACCGGATCGGCCTGGTTGCTGAACGTCGGTGAAGGCTGGGTCTCGTCCGTTGGTGCGTTGAAGATGCCGGTAAAAGAGAAGCTGATCTTAGGAATCTCGCCAGTTTCCAAGGCCATGCTCCAGGTGCCGCGGCAGCCAGTGACCTTGTGGCGCACGCCATCAGCGAAGAAGTAGAGCGTGACGCCCTTGAAGCTGGCGCTCACAGGGGCGTAGGTGACGCTGGTGACGGCCACGATCGTCTCGCTGAAGCCGCAGGCCTGCATCAGTGCCGACCACTTGGGCGCTGTGCCTGCAGTGCCAGAGCCGGCGATCTCCACGTCAAAGGAGACGCTGACTAGGCGCTGGCCCACCACCATCTCAGTGTTGCCGAGATAGCCAAGGATCAGCTCACGATCTTTCAGCTCCAGCTGCAGCGGCTGCACCTCAAGGCTGGACACCAGCACCGCATCAGTTGCTGCGGGCGTGGGATCGGTGCCATAGGTGGTTTCAATCTTTGCCAGCAGTAAGCGCTTACGACTCAGTGCCATTGGTGCTCTCGGGGATAGGCAGGTCTGCTGGCGTTTCTTCGATCAGTACCCATTGGTTCTTCTTTGCATCCAATAGGTATGAGCCACCTTCTGATGGGAGAGGGGGTAATTCCTTCGCCACGATCGCCAGGTGTTAACGCCATCGACAGGCTATGGAGCACCTCTAGGTGGTCAGGTCGGTCACGCTGGAGCGGTATCGGACGTTGTAGGTGCAGACGGTCCAGAGTGCGGGTTGATCGGCCTTCTCCATCTGCGGGTCCACCGTGCCGGGGAATATGTCCATCGCCAGGCCGCCGAGGGTGCGGTCAGCCATGAGCTTGCCGTGCAGGCTGATGATGATCGGATCGGCCAGCTGATCAGGAATGGCGCCACGGGTGTAGACCGCCACCAAAACAGGAAGCCGCCAATCGATCTTGCAGTTACTCACCAGCTCCTCAGATGCTGAATCGGTGCCGGGTTCGATTACGATCGCTGGCGCTTCGTTGCGGGCGAACGCTTCCACCCTGGACCTGTAAATCCTGGTGCTGACGCCAGTGGTGCCGGCCAGTGTGGTAGCCACTGCCGCCAGGATTGATTCGCGCTTGGATGCCATCGGTGGGGGTGGGGCTGTGGGTCAGTCTGAGCAGCTCATGCCCACACCCTGGCCGGATGCTGCGGCGTCACCAGATACTTCTCCCACGCATCAGGCGGCTCACCGGCGAAGTTCACATGCCAGCCGCTGCGAGGAACGGGAGGCGTAATCACCTCGCCAGTCTCGGGGTCGTAGGCGCCGCCCTTGGTGATGGTGCCGATCTCATCAATGGCGAATGTGTGGCTGGCGGTAATCAGCTCGCCGTCTTCGGTGATCAAGCCCTCGGCAGCGGCCAGGGTGCGGAATTGGGTGCGGGATTGGAATTTGTAGCAGTGCATGGTGTTATTGGGCTAGGGATTGCAGCGTGGAGTTGGGGAGTAGTCCGGCCCAGCCCGTGAAGCGCGCAATTCTGCCGTTGAGATATTCCCCGGCTTGCGTCCGGCCAAGCATCAACCGATCTACTGTCGGCAATGTGCCGCTGGTGTCGGATACCACAGCCCCGCCGTTAATGCTGATTGCAAAGTCATTGGTGCTGATCCGAACTGCAACGCGAGTCCTGACGCCAGCCGCCACAGTGCCGCCATTAATGTTGGCCTGCTCTGCGCCGCCGTCATGCACCACTAAGCGCGGATCGGTGCCGCTGGTGAGGAGATCGGCCCTTTCGTTGGCGGTGTTGTCGTTAAGGCTGACAACGCCACGAGTGCCGACTACAGGACTGCTGAACTCCACATAAAAGCTGCGGATGTTGTTGGCAATGGCGCTGCTGATTAAATCGGCTAGCGATGCACTGCGGGTGGCAGTAGCTCCGGCGGTGGCGATGTAGGAAGTCCTAAACGCACCGGCTTCTAGTTGGGCGCCCCAGATCAGTATAGTTCCGGTGCCGTCGCCTATGTAGTTGGTTGATGTTCCGTTCTCAGTTCTTATTGTTAAAGTTGCAATAGCTGTGGCATCAGCGGTGGCAGTCAATGTGCATCTGTACCAGCCATTGGGGTAAGGAATTATTTGCGAGGTTGCTGTTGTGCCTGAAGTGCTAGCAATCGCCCCAGTTGTAAGGTTAAAAACTGCTGTTTTATTGCCGCTAGAAAAAGAAGTTGTGCCGCTTAAGATCAGTGCCATACGGGGCAACGTGCCAGCTTTTAAGAAGACACTAACTGAGTACGCAATGCCTCCGGTTGCGCTGACGGATTGACTAACGGAGTGGGTAGTTGAAACTGCATCCAACGTGTCCTTTAATTCCCATGCTGTATTGGTGCCATCAGGAGCGATACCTGATGCCGCTGTGCTGCTGATGTTAAAATTAACCCACGTTGTATTAAACCCATTGCTGTTCAGCAACAAATTCGTCCTCGCCTCCTCCACCAACAGCCCCAGGCTCTCGCCGGTCGTGGGGTTGTGGTCGAAGCGTGGCACATCAGTGGCTGCCGTCTGCAACACCCCAGCACTATCCACAAACGTGCCAGAGCTGGCGCGGGTGAACGTCACCAGCTGCCGCCCAGTGACTGCATCCGCCAAGCTCTTGTTGTCAGCAAAGCGCAGGTCAAGCGATGGCACTGCGCGAGCGCGGCGCCAGAGCGCATCCTTGGCCCAGCCAGGGGCAATTAGCGCACGCTGAGCAACGAGCAGCAAACTCACAGGCCGGCCTCAAGGGTGACTACAGACAAATCAAATGTCACAGCAGACACAGGCGTAAAAGCGCCCTTGGTTTCAATCTCAATAAACAAACTTGTGCTAGCCGCTGCCAGTTTGATCAGCCTGCCGGCGTAGTCGGTTTGCGTGTAAATTGAACTGCCAAAATCTTGCGGTGTAGGCAGGTCAACGAAGCCCAGATATTTACCATGATCCGCAGTCAGAAGATCAAAGGCTGCATTATCTGCAATAGCGGTCGGGCTTGCATTGTAAAAATGCACCCTAAAGGACGACATTCCTGATGGCACCGACGTGTCATACGTTGCCATTGAAATTGACTGGATCAAAACGTATCCGCCGCTAGGCCCTGCCGTGGTCAGGGTGTGGATCGCTGATCCGCCAGTTGCGCCAACAACGTCGCCAGCGGTGTAGGCAGTGGCGTTGCTCGGGCGAACGAAGGTGGCAGTAGAGCGGTAGGCCTTGCCGGCGACGCCCTGAGACTCGGGGAAATACAGATCACCCAGCTCGCCTGGAATGTCCGGCTTGTTGATTCGTACTGCGGCAACCAAGTCAGCCATGATCAGGTCCAGTGGTGGGGGTCAGGTCTTTTGAAGCGTGATCACACAGAACACACCATCTTCGATCAGTCTATTCTCCCGGATTGTGTAGGCCGCGCCGTCAACCGTGATTGACGCGCCATAGGCCAACGTTCCAAACTTTGACGCCTCGCACCTGAGGCTGTAATCAGTGGTGATGATCATGCCATCGGCCACCAGCTCGCCTGGCATATCCAAGATACCAACACCAGAAACGGCGCCAGCAGTTACGCTGACGCCGAAGTCTGCCAAGAACACATCTAGGTTCTCGGTGAGTGCCATCAGCCGTACTTCTTCAGGCCGTAGCCGTTGACGGAGTAGATGGTGGTGCCACTGGCGGCAATGGTGCCAACGAACCGGATGTAACGCTTGAGGGCGTCGCGGTTCAGGGTGATCACCTGCTTTGATACGGCCTGGGCAACAGCAGTGAAGCCGCCGCCAGTTGCATCAGAGAAGTCACCAGCGGTTGTGGTGTCGCTGTGCTGGATCTTGCCGGTCATGGTGCCGGAAGATGCAGCAGCGCCAGCATCCAGAATCACCTGGATGTCACCGTCAAAATCGTTGAGGTCAGCGATGTTGGTGGTGGCACCAGTGAAGGTGGTGGATTCAGATGCAACAGGGTGGAGCGGGAAATGCTGGAGTTTCTCCAGTGTTTGTTGAAAGATGGCCATTGATCAGGCGGGGGTAGATTTGCGGGGGCGAGGCTTCCGCGCCTCAGGCATGGGACATGCCATCTCGATTGGTTGAGTCTCCGCCTCCTTTGCTTTGCCGTTACCGACTAGGTAGCGGCCATCAGCATCGGATACATCAATCAATTGACCAACCCTTGCGGGGATGCCTTTGATGGATGTTTGGCGGAGGATCTCAATCAGCATCGTTATGTCTCAGATCAAAGGGTGTTGTTGCCGCGGGTGAACGCCTCGGGGTGGCGCACAGCTACGTCAACGTCCTGCAGTGCAGTCACCCGCACGCCGCCGGAGGTATCCAGGGCGTAGGGGTTGACCTGCAGATCCAGAGCGCCCCACATGCCCATCAGCATCTGGTTCCAAACTCCGAAGAACACATCGCCACTGGCGACCTGGTTGGAGCGAACCACGCCATAACCGTTCACCGTGCCGCCAGGCTCGAGGACGAACTGAGCGGTGCTGCTGGCCTTCTCGGTGGTCTTGAAGCCGCCGTAGATGGT